AGATAAACTTTACAAATGAAGAACTAATCTTTGCAGCACTTCATCACGATTTAGGTAAGATAGGAGATTTAGAAGAAGACTATTATGTACCAGAAGAATCAGATTGGCATCGTAAGAACCAAGGAAGTATATTTACACACAATCCTAAATTACAATATATGGTTGTAACGGATAGAGCATTTTATTTATTACAACACTTTGGAATTAAGATGTCTGAGTGGGAATATATTGGATTGATGTTAACTGACGGAATGTATGAAGAAGCAAATAAAAAATATCTAACAAGTTTTAATCCAGACTTTAGATTAAAATCTAATATCGCATATATCCTTCATCAAGCAGATATGATGGCAACACATATTGAGGGAGACCAATGGAGAAGAGGTGATAAAGTTGAAAGTAATAAAGTTGCAAAGTCAGTTGATAAAATTAAAAAGGCAGTTGATAACGAAGTAAAAGAAAAGTTTACAAAGTCAACTGACCCAAAAGATATATTTAACGAACTATTTGGAGAACCGAAAAAATGATAGGATATATAATATTAAGTATTTTTTGCTTGACATTAAGTTATGTTGTGTTTAACTTAACAAGAAAAGTAGAACGATTAGAAACTTGGATTGAGGAGTATGCACAACGAATACAAGATACTCAGCAAGTATTGAAAGAAATTGACAACAAAGGAACATTTGAAGCTGATGATGAGATTGGTGTAGTGTTCACAGCAATAAAAGAAGCAGTAGAAGAGTTAAACGAAATAACAGAAACGGAGATATAATGCCAAGAAAAGCAAAAAAAGGTTCACCAAGATATTACTTCCACCAAGGAACAGAAGATGCTATCATCAGACACAATAAAGAAACTCGTCCACATATGAGGGAACGAATTTACAATGAACACATCAGAACACCTTTTGAGAAATTGGCAGAAAATATAATTCATACATTTAAGTTTTATTACTTTGATGTTCCGAGTGAAGATGTAAAACACGAGGTTGTAAGTTTCTTATATATGAATATGCATAAGTTTACTGAGGGTAAGGGAAAGGCATTTAGTTATTTTAGTATTGTGGCAAAAAATTATCTTATTCTACATAACAATAACAACTACAAAAAATTAAAACAAACCGAATCAGATGAAGTTACAGATTACAAAAGAGATGCTTTAGGAGAAACTCAACGAGCAGATATTTTAGAAGGACAAAAAGAATATGTAGATTTGTTTGTTGAATACTGGTCAAACAATCTGACTACCGTGTTTAAAAGAAAACAAGATATTGATGTTGCCAATTCAGTCTTGTATTTAATGGAACAAAGACAAAACATTGAGAACTTCAATAAAAAAGCATTATATATTTTGATTAGAGAAATGACTGGTAGTAATACACAACACATCACAAGAGTTATTAATGTGTTGAAAAAACATCACGCTCATTTACAAAAGAATTATTTAGCAACCGGTTCCATTGAAACCAAATATACTGGAAGTTGGTTGCAACAATAAAAAGCAAAATAAATTACATTTTGAAAAATAAATTGTATATTTATTAACATAATAATAACGAACATAAGTTCATAACAGAGTCTTAAGACCATAAATCAACTTGTGTTCACAAATGGATGAATGTCCGAAAGCGAGTACAAATGGTTATTAAAACACAACCAAAACCTGCGTTTTTAAAACGCATCGTAGAATCAACTTATGATGTTGCATTCTTTCAATACAAATCCTTAACACCCGAAGAATATTCCAAGTTTCAAATTCTTGACCCTGCGTCAAAACTTGGAGACCCTGAGCTTAAAGCAAAGTTTTTTGGGTTAAGAAACAAAATACACATCAATCAAAAACTAGCACAAAGACTTCAAGGTGAATGGAAGAAAACCTTTGAAGAAGAATACTTAGTGGATTTTCACGAAGGATTCGACCACATTGACGCATTCGTGTTGGTATGTATCAACAAAATGACTGAGGTGTTAATTAAATCAAGAAGAAAAGTTCAGAACCCAATTAAAATTGATGAGTTCATTAAAGAACTTGAAGATGAAAAACTACTCGGAAAAGAGTGGGTATTAATTAACGGACAACATCGTGACAACATTTTTGGTAAATTGTGGAACGATGATATAAAGTTTCCAAAAAACTTTCCAACACTTGATGGAGATTTAGTGGGTGGTAAATATTGGAGTGAGTTACAATTAGAAAAAAGATTAAAGTATTTATATCATACTGAACATCCTATTACATTTGTAACCGAATTTGAAGAAATGACTGATTTAAAAAAATTAATCGTTCTTCATAACATAGGTAATCCCTGGAATGCTCACGAACAAAGAGTAATAGAACCTTCATATATTATGCAGGAGTTTCAAAAGTTAGATGATAACGAAACACTTAAAACTCTTTTTAGCACGGGATTAAAAAGTGGTGGGATATATGATATTAAGAAAAAGGGTATATCCTTTAACGCAAGTCAGTTCTATATGATGTGGAGTAAACCAGACCAAGATTGGTATAAACTACCATCAATAGCAACCCCGGACTTAGATGAATTAGCAAAAATAGATTCTACTTTATGGACTAATAGTTCAGTAGATAAATTTGTTAAATTCTTTAAAAAAATCTCATATGAATTGTATGAGAATTACTACAAAAAGGTTATCGGTAAAAGAGGTGCTGAAAAATTACTAAGAAGAAAAATGTCATCTCTTAGAGCATACTTTTTGTTCAGATTGATACTGATAGGGAAAACACCAATTAATGACATTAAGTATTCAATACAAAATGTTGTTAAGTTAGTAGAGTGGTTTACATTATCGGAATCACAAAGACTACACCCAAGAGAGCAATTAGATTCTGAGGGTAAACAAAAGTATGACGAACTTTTATCAAAAAACAATGGTAAAGAACTTGACTCAAAGGTAGTTAAGATGCTTACAACCAAATATAAAAAGAGTTCAGCATACATTGAGTTAGCAAGAGGTGGTGATAAACAAAATCACCAAATGGCATTAATGATTTGGGAAGACTTTAAAAGAGATTTAAATGAACCAGGTAAACTACTTGGAGTCGTAACCGAGACAGGTAATGATGTTAGTTCAACAATGAAATCAATCGTGAAAAAAGATGCGGTTAAAAAAGCATGGGATAGTGGTAAATCATTTGATGAAATACTGAATATAGTAGAAGGTGATGTAACCCACGAAAAAACACCGAAGTCAAAGTCGGGTACAGACTCGTATGATAATCTCGGAGTTGGTAATTCAACAGAAAACAAAGAGTTGGGTAATCGACACTAAAATAAAAAAGGGGAATATTTCTATTCCCCTTTTTAATCCACCTTTATTTGTTCAGTAATCCGAGTATCACTATAAGTGATATAAATCCTGCAAATCCACTTTCTGCAAATACATTTACAAGACTAATCAAATTACCAACAACATCTATACCTAAGAATCCACCTACAAATACTAATTGTACGAGAACCCCTAAGCCAACTATGTGAAGTAGTAAGTCTTTAATTCCACCTACTGCTTCCATAATCATTTTGATTGTGTCTTTCATTTTAGTTTCCCCCTTTAAATGAACAAAAATCGGTCTTAAAACCGATTTCGTATAATAACTATATAGTAAATCTAAAAAAATCAACCAATATATAAATATATATTCCTATTTTTTGACATCTTACTATTTATTGTTAGGTAAAATTTATGGCAAAAGATTACGAAATATTTGAAGGAAAAACCTTATCTGATGTATTCAAAGACATCTACGATAATTCCAAAACCAATAAAACTCAATTAGAAGTATTGATGAAAGAGGTTGTGGGATTTATCAAAGATGGAGATACAGCAGTTCAGATAATTCCTATGTTAAAAGAATATTTAGAAATCAATGTCAAGAACGATGAACAACTTGTTAAATTAGCAACCGTCGTTCAAAGAATTATAGCAGCAGAAAAAAGAGTATCATCTGATTCGGGAGATGAGTTTGGTTTATCTGAACAAGAAAAACAACAACTTATGGACGCAATAGAATCAGATGTACAAGAGTTACAAATCAAGAAAGACGAAATAGAAAGTTCTATCAGTAAGGAAAACTAATGTTAAAATTTGAACCCGTAGAGGTTTTAGATGTATTGACTGATGTCAATGATTCTAACGCTACTGCCGTTAGTGGTAGGTATGTCGTGTCGCAACAAAATCATCCAATAAAACAAACATTTTTATTTTATCCACTTGACCCTAATAATTTACAAATACCAGTAAGAGGTGAAGTGGTATTGGGAACCGAGTTCTTGGGTAAGTATTATTATATGTCCAAGTTAAACATTCAGAACTCACCAATAGCAAACACTAAACCAAATATTAGTTCTTATGCGTCCAAACCAGTAGAAGATTTTCAACTTGGTAAATACTTTACAGAAAATCCTAATGGTTCAAAAAAATTAATCACCAGAGAAGGTGATACTATTTTACAAGGTAGATTTGGAAACTCAATTCGTTTAGGTAGTAATCAATCTGAAGATTTTTTTAACGACTCACAAACTTCTGATTTTATAGATTCACCTAATGTTAAAATAGTTTCCGGTATTAGTGATATAGGTAATGATGAAAATGTTTACTATCAAGAAAACCTTAATACTGAAATTAATTCTATTTATTTAACGACAAAGGAAAAAGTTTCTTTTAATTACAATAACGAAGAAATAGATAATATTGACGAGCCACAAATAACAATACAATCAGATAATATTGTGTTTCACGGAAGAAAAGAATTTAATGTTTATGCTGATAAAGTAGTATTGGGTGGTAATGATAATCAACCAGTTCCTTTAGGTAGTAATATAAGTGATTTATTAAAAGATACTATAAGTTTATTAAGAGATGTAATAACATCTTATGCAAGTGCCAATCCAGGTTCAAGTGCTGGTCTTACGGCAACTGCAACTGCATTAGAGAATTATTTTAAAGAAGAAAATGAAAAATTTATTTTAAGTAAAAAAGTAAACACCGAATAGGAGTAGTAATGAAGAAAAATGAATTAGTAAAAATAATTGAATTAGTTGTCCGTAAAGAAATCAAAAAACAACTGAGTGAGATATTTATTAATGACAAAGAAGAAATCAAATTAGCAGAAACGATTTCACCTAAACCGAAAGTCAAACAAAAACCAAAAAAACAATACACATCAAACAAAGCATTGAACGAAGTATTGAACCAAACCAAACCATTGGGTAGTCAAGAACAAGACGAATATCCAACATTAGGTGGTGGTGTATTGGGTTCTGACAATATGGCAGATGTTTTGGGATACGGAGACTTAGGTCGAGGTGGTAATAAAGAAATGAAACGAGAAGTTGGAGCAGTCCAAACAATCAAGAAACAAGGTGTTAATGTAGAGCAAGTTCCAGAAGATGTGGTAAACGCATTAACTCGTGATTATTCTGGTTTGATGAAAGCAATAAACAATAAGAAAAAAGGTGAGAACTTTAGACCATAATGGCAAATGTTAGAGAAATAGATAGAGATGACGACATTTATGTTGGAATAGAATTTCCATTAGATTATAGTTCACAAGGTTTCTTTCGTAGAACGAAAACCATTCGACAGCAAGTAAAATCTAATATTAGAAATTTATTGTTAACTGAAAAAGGTGAAAGAGTTTTTCAACCGAACTTCGGTTCTAATTTGAAAAGTCTTTTGTTTGAACAGATAACACCAACAAGTTTAGAAAATGTAGAAAATGATATTAGAGAATCTTTGTCTACTTGGTTACCTTATGTTAATGTAAATAATTTAGTTGTAGTGCAAGATGATAGAAATCCTAATCAGGTTTTAACATCATTAGAATATTCTACAACACTTGAACCAGACTCTCTGGATACAATTACATTTACCTTTGAAGTAGGAGAATAAAATGGCGGTTGATTACAACACAAATAAAAAAGTAGTTAAAAAAGAAGTAAGTTATCTTGGTAGAGATTTCTCATCAGTTAGACAAAATCTAATTGAGTTTGCAAAAACTTATTTCCCAACACAATATAATGACTTTAACGAATCATCACCAGGTATGATGTTTGTTGAAATGGCATCTTATGTTGGAGATGTATTGAATTATTATGTTGATAATCAATATAGAGAAACTTTATTGAACTATGCAGAAGAAAAGAAAAATGTTTACAACATAGCACAATCCTATGGATATAAACCAAGAACGGCAGTTCCAGCATCAGTAGAATTAGAAGTAACACAAACCGTACCAGCTAAATCAGATGGAAGTGGTGGTTATGTTGCTGACTTAGATTATGCAGGTGTAGTGTCAACCAATGGAATAGTATCGTCAGATTCAGGAGTTGACTTTACTTTATTAGACCAAGTTGATTTTAGAGTATCGAGTTCACTTGACCCAATGAGTGTTGAAGTAGTTCAACCGAGTTCAGGAAATATACCAACAGAATTTTTATTAAAGAAAAGAGTTTTAGCAAAATCAGGAACAACTACTGAACAAACTTTTACATTTACAAGTGCTAAAAAGTTTGACAAAGTAACACTTGGAAATACTGGTGTTACGGAAATAGTATCAATTACAGATTCCAATAGTAATACTTGGTATGAAGTTCCTTTCTTAGCACAAGATACGGTATTTGAATCAATAGAAAATACAAGTTTAACTGACCCAACATATTCTCAATATCAAAACGACACACCTTATATGTTGAGATTAATTAAGTCATCAAGAAGATTTATTACAAGAGTAACAGAAGACGATAGAACAGAAGTTAGATTTGGTGCAGGTATTAGTGATAATCCAGATGAGGTAATTATTCCTAATCCAGATAATGTTGGTTCAGCATTAGGATTTGGTGTTTCTAAATTAGATGAGTCATTTGACCCAAGTAATTTTATGAAAACAAAAACTTATGGATTAGCACCAAGTAATACTACACTAACAATCAAATATCGTTATGGTGGAGCAGTTGAACACAATGTTAGGGCAAACTCAATCACATCAGGAAAGAACATTACTTTTACAATTGATAGTGGTAATTTAGATTCTACAAAAGTTCAAACAGCAGAAGATAGTTTA